CTGAGTCATAACCATATGATTTGAAATCAGAAAACATCTGTTCAGCAAGCGATGTTCTCGGAACAATTAGCAATCCCTTCTTGCAATTCTGTTGAATGTGACGTATAATCAGATACAGAATGAAAGACTTGCCACTTGATGTAGGAGATAGTAACAGTGCTCTCTTGTTACGTATTGCATGAACGAACGCATCAATCTGATAGTCGCGCTGTTCTAAATGCTTTGGAATGTTCAGAGTCTCAATAAAGTCTTTTGCTTCTTTGATTGAGAAATTTTCTAATGCGTCTATTGACTTGTCGTACACGACGGTGTACTCTCGGTCATCACAAAATTTTTGAATGTATGGAATTAGCCCATAGTAAATCTTGTTACTACGAATATCCATGAGTCTGATCTTGCCGTCCCAGAGTTTGTTCTTGAATGCTGGAACAAACTGGTATCCTGGAACCATAAAAGTAAAGTGGTCTGATATTTCTTGAGCCAGACTTCGCTCACACTTTATATGCACATACGCATCATTCACTTTACTAATAATTAGATCACTCATTATACACCCTGTATGAATCGCTCCCAGTCAATTAGAGATTTTAGTTGGAACGTTCTACTATGTAGTTCTTTCAAAACAGACTCACAGTAGCTAATGATCTGTTCATTCATTCGTCTAGCTGCAAGATACTTGTTCATGTCCTCATCAGCGTCCATGTAAGTTGCGATATCAGACTTCAATACAAATGGAAATGGTTCCCATCCATGTCTCTTCAAGTCTTCATTAGTCATCTTACCTGTGTAGTATTCCCACTTGATTTTCTTCATGCGGTTGTACTTGAACTCCAAGTCTTGAAGCTGGTACTTGTGGTGTGATAAGATGTTTAGGTACTTTGCGTGGAGCTTAGGTATGTCTAACATTGCTTTGCCAGGTTCTGTCCTGTCAACGTTAGCATCTTTTATCCACTCATTCATAATTTCATCAAGTTTGCTCATAATAATCTCCTAACTGGAGTCTACACTAATCAGGTTATTTTTTCAATGTTATAATAGGTAAATCTGATGGACACATCAGCGGTCAATACATTTTCTGGTGTATCTTGTGAAGACAACACAAAAGATGATAGTGATGTTGGAAAAGCATCAAAGAATTTGAATCTGACAATAGGCGTATATGATGATGAATACACTGTCAACGTTGCATCGGAGAACTGTGGTTGTGGTTTATTTGAATACTTGTTTAGCTTAGACAAGTTTTTATACTCTTCAAATTTTTCTGGAAAAGTCATACCTCTGATCCAGTCATGAATCTCTAGCCAAGAGGACATCTTTTCATCTATGGCAAAAGTCACGTTCATGATATCATATATTGCTTTTTCACCTGGCGAATACATTTCAACAAATGGTGTAACGATTGGAATCTCGCCCAAAGAAATGCCAGGAACCGAGACTGCTTGGCAAAAGAATTGCAAATTAGGAACTCTACTGAACGTCAAGTGGAACTTGTTCGGGTGTAGAAAGTTTTGATTGTCTGGTGTGTTTGATAGTGCTATACTTGTCATGATACTATTTATACAAATAAAAAGGAGAGTCCTTTCGAACTCTCCTTGAAGTGTCTATCTTAACGTAGACTTTACTTTACACCAATATCACATTATATTCGTGATCTTAAATGCGCGATAGTAGTTGTTCTTACCTGCGTTCAATGCACCTGCGCCTTGCGCTGTACCTTCAGCGAATGGGTTAGCAACTAGACCGTAACGAGTCTTGAAGCCAATTTTTGGCTGGAAGGTGTTAGTGTCAACTGCGCGAACCATTTGCAAAGGAACGTATGGGCAGTAGAACATACCTGCGTCATATGCGTTAGTGCCTTTGTAGCCAACAACTGCGAACTCGGATGTGGATGCTGTTGGGAAGTATGGATCAATATAGACCTTGATACGACCGAACATTGTACCAGCAAATGTGTTGCCTGTATCGTCAACTTGCAAGCTAACTTGGCTAGCCAATGCAGATTGATAGTCCAACAGACCTGCCATTGCAAATGCAGAAGCTACATCAGAAGAGCAGATTAGGGTGTTACCCTTACCACGGCGAGTCAACTTAGCGATTTGGTTAGCTTCGCGTTCGATTTGGAATGCCAAACCTTTAACTTTTTCAACCATCCAACGACCGTTAGAATCTGTGTCCAAGTCAAAAGTACCAGCTGTTGTAGTACCAACCAATGCGCCTGGCTTAGCAACTGTGTAAACAGTACGCAGAACTTCGCGGTTGATTTCAGCAAGAATTTCGCTAGAAAGGATGTTGCTCAATTCAGTTTCAGCGTCAAGACCATGAACTGCTTTCAAGTCTTGTGCCAATTCCATTGAGTACTCAGCCTTCAATGCGCGAGTCTTAGCTGTAACGGTAACTTTCTCGATAGAGAAGCCCATTTCAACTGGAGTCAAGCCTTCAGCAGTAGCTGTAGGCATTGCAGTAGCTGTGTTAGCGTTAAAAATCTGGAATGGACCATCAGAAGTAGTTGACTTCATCGTCAATGTTTGGTGTGCGCCTTCGCCGGAGAAGCTAGTGTTAGCTTCGTTGTAGAAAGCCTCAGTACCAGTCGATGGAACACGATCAGTACCATACATAGAACGCATTGCGAAAATCATGCCAGTAGGTCCAGTCATTGGCTGAACACCGCAGATATCGTAAGCGATCAAGTTAGGTAGCGAACGGCGAACCAAGCTGATCAAGATTGGATCGAAACCTGCTACTGGACCAGTAGTAGTTGCACCACCACCAAAACCACCTGTACCGGCAGAGTTAGTTGGAGCAGTCTCGTTTAGAATGCCAGCGTCTTTTTGCATCGCTTGAATTTGGTTCTCAAGAACGACCGCAGTAACGGCGCGCTTGTATGGATCTGTGATCTTTGGAAGATCAGCATGTTCTAGGACCGGAGCCCATTTTTGTTGTAGTTGTTCGGAAAGAAACATCTAATATCTCCTTGTTATATGATTAGATTCGGGTTGTTTTTGAAATTGACTGAACGATAGAATTCATGAATGCATCAGAAACTATTTTCTTTTCTGCAACATCTTCTACTTGTTCTTGAAGTGCTGTGGCATCAGCTTTTTTTACACCGGAAGGGAAATAGTTTTCACGGATTGTATCAAGTTTAGTTCTATACTCTTCCTCTGTGGAATAGTCTACACTCTCTGCAAGTGCTTTGATCTTCTCAACTTGTGTCGCGGCCAAACCTTCACATACTTCGCGGGTTACTTCAGCTTTGTGAGCTTCAAAGAGTGCATTACGGTACTCAATAGAACGCTCAACTTCTTCGTCCAACTTGCCGCTTAGTTCTTCAACTTTAGCTGCTAGTTCGTCAACGAGGTCAACTTTTTCAGCAGGAACATCAATGTAGTGTTCTGCAAATAGATTCTTCAAGCCATTGATGAAGTCTTCGGCCAACTCTGAGCGAATACCATTGTCAATAGCGATTTGATTTTCTTCCATCCATTGTTCAACAACGTATGAAAGGTAGTCATTTACTTTGTCTGTTAGTTCTTCTTTGACAGATTCAACAGCTTCTTCTAACATGGAAGCATAGTGTGTCTCAATCTGTTCTTCAATCTGAGCAACGCGATCTAGTACGCGAGCTTCAAAGATTGTGGAAACTTTTGTTCTGAATTCTTCAGAGATGGTTGAGTCATCAGCAAAGATCGCATCAATATCTTCCGATACGAAATTGCTTTCTTCTTGCTCAACTTCTTCACTCTTCATAGAATCCATTTTACTAGATGCAGCAGAAGGCTTGGTTGTTGGTGCAGTTGCGCTCTTAGATGTAAAATTCATCTTGTGTGAGTTGTCATCTGGTTTAGCGTTTTCCGGTGTTGGACCACCAGCATCTGTAATTTCGCCTTCCAGCTTTTGTGGAGGCATTGCATTCTTTCCCTTGCCAGAAGCAAGAATTTCAGCAGCAGCCTCAAAAAGTTTATTAGTAGCCATTTAGGAATCTCCTTTGTTTGTTTATTTATATAATTTACAGTTTCGTTAGAAAATTTTCAAAGAGGCGCGCAGCCACTTTTTCAATGTCTTTTCTTGAGGCACTTTGTATTGCTTGTTTCGTTCTATCAATATCCATTTCAACGAAACGACCTTCAATGAACAACCACTCTTTGTTTTCCATAATACCATTGACGAATGCGCCTGGTGCAGATGGATCAGCAACAACGTCAGCAGCAGTAGCTAGTCTGAAGTCATCGGAAACAATGTTGATACCGTCACGTCCTTGGACAAGTGAACCCATACCTCTTGATGATACGCCTAGACTGACACCAGAATCAATAAAGTTTCTTACGATATTACCGTAAGGTGTATCCAAAACCTTAGCTCTGCCGATAAATCTATTCTGATCATCTTCAGTTAGCGATTCAATCTTGATACATACACGCTCAAGGTTGATTGATGGTGTGTCAGGATGTCCTAGTTCACCCAATGCGCGGTTTGTTGTGATGTACTCTTGTGTGTAACGCCCAACTTCTTCACGCAATGTGCCGATCTTATACATTCTGCGATTACGGTTAGCTTGTTCACCAACCAGAAATACGCCTTGAATGTATAGATTCTTTTTGCCGTCTTCAGCACTTTCAGTCAAGTACTGTACGTCTTCAATTGTTTCTGTAATTAGTTTCATAGGTCTATACTGTATGTTGCTGTTTTGCTCATAACCATAATCAATGTGCCACCAGTTCCATCATTTGTTGCGAATACATTCGATGTTGCTGCATTAGCAATTGCACCGATGCCCATATCTTCTAAGTTGATCGTGTGATTCTTATTCAACTCAAGAACAAGTGTTCCTGTTGCATCATTACCGCGATAAACTCTCCACGTGCCATCACTGCTTGATGAAACGTGTGCAATTGCTGCTGCGGATACAGTTTCAAGCTGTGTGTTAGATGACAGTTGTGCCAACGTAACCAGTGTGTTTGCATTTCCGGTTACACGGATCGTAGACTTCGATCTTAGTGTGTTATTAATTTCTTTTGGCATTTATCGTATTCCCATTGATTTGCGGCGGCGCATTGACATTTTTCTTTTCAACAATGTTCTATTCATTCTAGCGCGACCTTTTGTTTTCCAGTATCTCTTTAGCTTTCTAGCTTTTTGTATTCTTGCTGTTGCGGGTATTCTCTTAACAGTATTGCCAGAAATTCTGTAGCCTTTGATTGCAGAACGTCTAACGTTTCGTTGTACAACGATTCTTCCTTTAGCGTTTCTACGAATTCTTCTACGAATCTTTTGGATTCTACCCTGCTTCACGATATTAGATTCATCTAAATCTTCCACAACATCATATATATCTACCGCAATAGCTCGCTTTTCTTCCTCAAGCCTTTTTGCAACAACAGAGTTCATGTGAGCAAAGATAAAATCTCTTGCTTCACTGAGTTTATTCTGTGATATAAGTTCTATAAAATTCATTGTACTTTACTAAGTGCAAATTCTCTAGCTTGTTCAAATGTTTCCGGTGATGTGTGTATCAAATCTACAAACTTTTCTTGATTTTCTTCTGTCAAACTGAGGTACACAGCTTGAAATGCTTCTAAAGTTTCCTCATCAAGCTCAACAATATCACCTGTATCAAGTTCAATCTGTTCAGCTTGAATCATACCAGCATCATCTTGAGTAAAGGGAATAGCAAAATCTTTATCCAATCTATCGTTATGATAAACAGCAACTTTCATACCATTGGGATATAAGCGAATCGCTTTTCTTTTTAGTATTAGTATGAATGGAGGATCTTTTGCGATACTCTCATCTAAGATAATCTCTTCTTTTACTTCTTCCGCATCAACAAATTTGATCCGGTGCGCTCTGACTTTTTTACCAGATGTGGATAATTTGAAATCGCTGGTGTCAATAACAGATTCTCTCACAGACTTACGTGCTTGACGATGAATCTGTGGATTATTTGTAATTAAATCAACCATCTTCATAAAAATGTTTTGAATGATTGATCTATCTGCTTGACTGAAATTAGGACGCTCTTCTTCCATCTTAGCTAGAATCTGGTGCATACGTTGAATCTGTGCTTTGTTGCCTAATCCGGCACGAACCAAAGCATCAAACTTTGAAAAGTCTTGTTTCTCTTCTTCAACTACACTCTTAAATTCTTGCAACGACTTCATTACTCGCCCTGTGTTTCTTCTTCAGATTCAATTTCTTCTTCAGATTCTGGCTGTTCTTCAGTTCTGCCGTTGAACAACGCTGAAGCAA